AAAGAGCTTAATTCTATTGGGTTTTTAGGTATAGCAGAAATAATTAAAAATATTTCTGATTTTTATTTATAAGCTCACTATATAAGTTTTTTTAATAAATGACGTTACCATGACGAACAACATGGCTGAGAATAAAACATTGAATTAAAGGTATAATTGTTATGATTAATTTACAACTTAGTTACTCTGATGACATGAAGGAAAAGAAACTAGCTCCTGGAGTTACTATCGCTAATGAAGGTACGGTTCTCGTATCTACTCTAGTTGATGGTGAAGAAAAAGTTAGACCTTCTACTGGTGCAAATACAGATGTAGTTGTTGGTTTTGCTTGGAGCAATTCTATTGTTCCTGGTACTATGGTAGTTACTGATGAAAAAACTATCCCAGCTATCGCTGTTGCTGCTGCTTCCACAATCGCTATTGCTAATGGTATTGCTGGCTCATTCCATATCGTAGGTTCTACTACTGCATCTTGGACACTAGTTGCTAACGCTGCTGCTGTTAATGCTGCTGGTAAGTTCTTCTATGATGAATCAACTGGTGTTCTAACTGTTTGGAACATTGAGGCTGGTGAAGACATTACTGTTACATATCGCAAAAACTTAACCGTTATCGAACAACAATCATTGTTTGGTGACCCTCGTCCTAACTTAGGTGCTGGTGATTTCTTTGAACAAATCACTGTTGCTCGTGGAAATGGAGAAATCTATACTGACCAATATGATACATCTGTAGATTGGTCTTCCGCTACTGTAGCATACACTGGTGCTAATGGTCTTTTGACTTCTGCTAACACTAGTACAATTGCTGTTGGTCGTATTATTTCACGTCCTTCTGCATCTAACAAATTCCTCGGAATTGCATTTAACTTGGCCTAATTAGGAGATTAATTATTATGAAAAATCCATATTCAAAAACATTTGTAAGTTCGAAGCATGACGAAGTTGTTGCTGGTTCTAAGAAATTCACACGCCCAGGCTCTGCTGAACCAATCGTAGCAAGTAACGGAGACATTAACGCTTCTTCCGTTAAAGACCTTCTTCAAGGTATCTCAGACCTCATTGCTCTTTCTTCTGCTGGTAAGATTGAAAAGCACGAAGACCAAATGAATCAAGCTGAAAAGAAAGAAGCTTTGGCTTCTGCTTATAATGCTGGTGCATCTTCTGAAGAATTTATTGCTATTGGTGAAACAATGGCTGCTGAAGTCAAAGAAACTCTTGGTCGTGAAGGTATTGCTCGTAAATTCTTGCAATTCCGTCAATTAAATAACGGTGATGTTCTTAAAGTTCGTTTAAGAAAACGTGACACCCTTTCTTGGATTACTACATCTAACCCACAAGTGGTTACTTCTGTAGCTCGTCAACCTTTTGCTATTCCAGATATGTTTAGCTTAACTTGCTCTGCAACAATGGAAGCAATGGAAATTGCACAAGATACTGGTGATTTACTTGACGATCGTTATTCCGACTGCTTGGAACAAATTCTTTGCGGTGAAGACCGTGTGTTCTTACGTTTAGCAAACTCTGCTGCAACTTCTTTGAACTCACCATTCTCTTTCTCTGAATTTACTCCAACAGTATGTTCTACTATGAGAACAGAAGTATTGCGTCATGGTGGTATTCCAGTTACCTCAGCTTTAATTAGCTTTGATATTTGGAACGACATTGTGGCTCAACCAGAATTTACTGCTTGGTATTCTGAAATCGCTAAACACGAATTAGTACTTGAAGGTAACTTAGGTTCTCTCATGGGTATGCAACTCGTTACTGACGGTTATCGTATCCCAACTCTTCGTGTATTGCCAGATAACACTGTATTTATGTTTGGTTCTCCAGATGTATTAGGTGTTGTTGGTCAATGGGGTGATTTGTCAGTTAAGCCTATTGATAAGGCTAATGACTCACAAGCTCGTGTTGGTTGGTTTATGAACTCTATTGAGGCCATGACAATCGGTAACGCTCGTGCTGTTGTTCGCGGTACTCGTGTAATTTAATATAATAAATC